CAATCATGCTACGATATTTGGTGTATCATTTTACGATAATGATGAAAAACAACGGGATGCCCATGCTCTAGTTGCCTATAAAAGAGATGGTATAGTAGAATATTTCGATCCTCAAACGTTTAAAAAAACAAAAAACAATAACTCCATTGTAAGTGTTATGAAAGAATATGGTAATCTAGACTTACATACTTTTTCTACATATCACTTTGCAAACTATAAAAGACAAGATGACATTTTAATCGATGATGCGTCATGTAGACTGAAACTCGGTGATAGTCGTACTCCTAGTGATAGCGCTGATAGTGATTATAGAATAAGTTTCGATAAAGACAAAGGTTACCCAACTAGTCACTAAACAATCGCACAAAATATTCGTAACTATAAAAGTTCAATCCATTTACAAGAAACGAACGACAAATACAAACAAATAATCCATTGTATAAACCACCTTTTTTTAACGCCTCTTTTACTGTTTTACAAGACTCATTCTGTATTCGCGTTTTTACAGTATCCATTGGATATGTAAATACCCATGATCCTATTCCCGCAAAACCACCACATAGAAAAATGGGTAAATTTCTATCTTTCAGTTCTCGATAAATTGAAAAATAGAAAAACGTCGCCGGTATTTCACATGCACTTATTACATGTATATTTCGATAAGACTTTTTTATGATATTTAGATTCAACTTTGGCTTCATGTTATATTGATTCATGATTTTCATTTTATCAAACGGTGCCAATATCATTGTACTAGTAAACGACGTCAAAAAGGTCGCGAAGTGTTTGTTTTCCACACGATTCATGAAATAATTATTTAATCCGAAACAAGTACTATTGATAAGTGAGTTTTGCATCAACGGATACTTGACTCCTTGATAAAGTCGAGTTATTGACATTGGTTTTATTTTTTGTTGCGTTCCACTTTGACGCAATGTTTTCATTGTATCAAATGGATATCCTACGAATACATGTAACATACCAGATAAAGAAGAACTTGCTAAAGATACTTCCGTTGAAACGTGGCTCATATACTAAACAACAAAATAAATTTATATAAAAATTTTCCATAATTATAAATAATGACTGAGCCTAGACGAGCCACTATGTCAGACTTTTTGCTGTTTGATAAACCAAACAAGCCTATTCACGAAACCACCATTCAAAAAAACCAGAAACATTTCGGCGAAAGGAAACGAATCAAACCATGACGCACTGGTTCAAAAAGCCAACAACAAATCGTGCCGAAAGGTTTCAAAAAAGGATTTCGTAAATAATGTATGCATATTTTGTGACATACACTTTGCGTATGAATGATTTGTTTACATGAAACAGTCATGAAAACAATGATAATATGCGTGATAATATATGGGTTGATCATATATTTTCTTTATCGATTTTACTCTCTTTTGCAATATTGTGAATAATTTTGTTATGATAATTGTCTTTATTAGAACCCGCCATAGAACTCACTTGAATATTTACGCATTTTTTGGAAAAATCAGAGTCAATGTTCTCATAATCAGGATTTGTTTGTTTCCAATGTAATAAAGAACCAATGCTTTTGCGCGATACTTCTTGAATGGCACTACTGATTTTTTCGTTAGACTGTTCCTTTCCCCATTCATTACTGTCTTTAATATAAAGGGTTTCTCGCTTTACATCTGTGCAATGAATCGGTCGCTCATACAGAGTTAATTGTTTCAAGTGGTCAGTGATTATTTTTGTCATCCCTTGAACAAATCCCAATTGTGCATTGTTCTCCAAATCATCGTGCGAAATCTCTATTCGTTCAATGAAATCGGAGAAATTGATGGCATTTTTACAGCGGTCATTGAGAAACATGTTAATATTGAAATTATTATTGTTGATATTGTTTGTGGTGTTTCCTATCTTTTCTACCATAGAAGTAATCATTTCATCTTTCTTTTTTATTTCATTTAACAGCTCGTCACGTTGTTCCTTCATTTCAATAATCGCCTCACACATTAGTTTCTTATATTCATTGATATCGTCCATATTTTCCGGTTTTGATTTTGGCGGTTCATAATTACATATTTTCTTATGTCTATAAAATGACGAACTATGTTTATAGTTCTTACCACAATTACAAGTGAAAGAATTTTCAGTAGCATTTTTATAGCTTAATGTAGCATTATGTTTTACGCTTTGAATATGTTTATTGAAATCGCCACGTCGACTGCATGAATAGTCACACTTATCACAGTAAAATTTCTGAAGAATTTCTGAAGAGTTTTGTATAGCTTTTTTCATATATTTATGCTACATAAAAATTCTTCTAAATAATTTTTTACAAAAAAAATTACAATCACACGCAAAAAAAATAAATTTCAAAAAGAAAGCATTATGCTCTAAAATTCAAATTTTTAAAAAATCCGGAAAATTCTTTTTTCGTTTATGCAAAAATGGACATTTTTAAAATGTCCAAAATCAAAATTTCCCAGAGAATCTTAACAAGTTTTTTTTGCGTTCTTTTGTAATGGCTCCATAAAATCACTTTTATTTTAACACTGACACGATACATGGAAACAACTTTTGTAATAGATAATATAAATAATGAAAAATGACTTATAAACTATTTGTTATTATGTTTATGAATAGACTACCTATTGATATTATTAGAGAGCATATATTACCATACACATATGAACCTCAATCAAAAGAGCTATGTAATGATATCAAGTCCTTCAATATATGCATGCTTTATTTGCGTTCATTGTATTATGATAGATGGAAACATTCATTTCACTATGAAGAAGATGCTGATATGAACTGGTTAGACAATGATTTAAGTAGATATTTTAATGATGATCAAGCAATCATGTTAGGCTTCACTGAAAACTGTATTGCAAAATATTCACGTATTTTCAAATTGAAAAACAAAAATAAAAAACTTGTTGCCAATTATATACGTAAATATACAGGTTATGGAACAAAACCATTGACTTCAATAAATATTCAAATGGGTATTTTAACACCAAAAGAACGAGAAGACTTCATTTCATTTACTCACTCTTTGGAATCACGTAACGTAATTTGATGGAATATATTTTACATGTTATAAAATATATTTGTATGTGTTTATGCGTAACTGTGCATAGCGTCGATGTCAATAATCGGTACGATATAAAAATTGTTCTTTATACCATTTTCTAAAACCATCTTCACCTAATACTTTAATTTGTAATTCTCGTAAAACATTTATTTTCATATATATTTTATAATCATACATTCTACAATAATGACACTTAAATAATTCTTTATCATTTATAGTATTTTCATAACAATAATCACATATATATTTACGACATTTATCATTTTGACACCTATATCTAGGCGTGTCATTTGGTGGAATAAGCAACAAAGACAAAAACTTTATAACCTTATCATTGTCGTGATTATGATTTGTCATAAATTCTTTTTCCAATTCTTCATAATTTTCCTCTCTTGATAGTTGAATAAAGTTTTCGTAACAAATAGAGCATTCCATTATATTTTTATATGAATTAATACTTTATATGAATTAATATTTTTTGATATGTAATATCAAATTATAAAAAACGGCATTTGAAATGTAAAAAAGGTGCAAAATATATTTGTATGTATTTATGCGTAGCTGTGCATAGCGTCGATGTCAATAATCGGTACATCTTCATCCACTTCTGAAACAGCATATTTATTGAAAAACTTGAAACTCAATTGACGTTCGGGTGTATGTTTGTGCACTGTCCGCGCAATCATTTTGTATAATTTGAAATTAGGATAGCGTTCGTTTCCGTTTTTCTTATATAGTATATTCAAGTCATTATCATCTGTGCACCATCTATAAACGGTCTTTTGTAATTCATTCATATCTTCATATTTTTCATCATCAATGATGAAATCGTAAATAGAGCAACCAAGACGACATAAATCGAAGCTCATATTTGGGTCAATACGCGGTTTGTTTTTGTTATAAAAAGGTTCGCAATTGTATTGTGTAGATGCATCTCCACCAGGTGCGAAGCTGTCACTACAGAAGATCTTGCCCTGATATTTGTAAATGCTGCGTCCGAAATCGATGATTTTGAATATTTTCCCGTAAGTGGGAATCTTGTAATAGGCATTGTTAAATTTGTAATAAATGAATTCTTGGTCGACGGTTTTGTATACAATATTATTGGTGTGTAAATCATTATGTGTAAACTGAAATGTTTTTTGGTAAACTAGTAAAGACATGATTACTTGTAATAATGCAGCGGAACCATTCATTTCATCAATATCCGAATTTTCGAACAATTCATCCAATGTTCCATCACATTTTTCCAAACAAATCATTTGAACCGGAAAGTTGTTGATGTAAGCAAAAACGTTTTCACCAAATGACATATCGCTATCTTCATCGCTGTCTTCATCACTGTCTTCGTCACTTTCGTCGTTGCTATCGTGATCACTTACAACGTCGCTATCGTCATCTTCAGGTTCACTATCGTCATCTTTATCCATTTTATCGTTTTTGTAAATTTCCTCTAGTTCACCAAGTTCTTCTACTTGGTTTAATAATACATCTGCTTCACCTAGAGCAATGATATCTGAATCTAAATCTTCTATATTATTTGAAGAAATATTTAGTTTATTACGATTTGTTCGTGAACAATTCAAATGTTGTTTATATAAGTCAAATCGACTTACACTAAATAACTTGTTCAAATGGTCTGAAAAATAATTGGAGTCGCCCAAATAATCAAAATCATCGCTAACATTTATTTTGTATTTATCTTGAATGGTCAAAAAAGAACCGTAAAAGTCGATACCATTGGAGAACTGGTAATTGTGCAGGAGCTTACTTGATAGAAAACTAAAGAAATTATCGACATATGATGAATTGTTCTCATTTACTAATTTTTCATGAACATTTTCATTATCATTATATTTAGGTAATGTTCGAATATTATCATCTTGAACATCGTATTTACCAATCATATATCTTATCGGGTCTAATAATGGTGAGAACTTAATGAAAATATCTTTTTTCTCAATATTGTTATTTTGCATGTTTTTAACAGTCTCTAAATCCACGATTTGGTACATATTATTAAATCCAATTTTGTTATAATTCGACGAATCCATGTTGAAAAAAACGGAATAAACTGGATTGTATTTGCTGACACTCAAATTTTTATACGGATTATAATCTGCATTTGTATCCTCTTCGCTTGGTTGAAACTGAGATTTCATATTTTCAATGTTCATGTCCTCTGAAATGGAATAAGATAGCTTGAATTTTTCTACACTTCCCATTTATAATCAACAAAAACATAATATTTATTAAAAACAAACGGGTAAATTATTTCGTCTATAATTTGTCAAAAATATATATCTTATATTCAAATGACGTTGGAATTGAAAAAATTCAATATGAGAGATATTACATTTAAAGCAAATGAAAATAAAGGACCTGTTGTGGTTCTCATCGGTCGTCGTGATACAGGTAAAACCTTTTTAGTAAGAGATTTGTTATATTATCACCAGGATATTCCCATTGGAACAGTAATATCTGGAACAGAAGCTGGTAATGGATTTTATAAAGAACATGTTCCTAAACTATTCATTCACGATGAATATAACACTGTATTAATCGAGAACATTTTAAGACGTCAAAAAACGGTATTGAAGCAAATGAATAAAGAGATCTTGACATATAAGAAAACAACGATTGATCCAAGAGCATTTGTGATTATGGATGATTGTCTATATGACCAAAGTTGGACACGTGATAAAATGATGCGTTTGCTTTTCATGAATGGGCGTCATTGGAAGATCATGTTGATTATTACAATGCAATATCCACTTGGTATTCCACCCAACTTGCGTACAAATATTGATTATGTATTTATATTGCGAGAACCTTATTTAACAAATAGAAAGCGTATTTGGGAGAACTATGCATCTATGTTTCCTACATTAGAGAGTTTTTGTGCCGTGATGGATTCAACAACGGAGAATTATGAATGTTTGGTGATAAACAATAATGCTAAGTCGAATAAATTGACAGATCAAATATTTTGGTATAAAGCAGAAAACCATGGAAATTTCAGACTGGGTTCAAAGGAATTTTGGGAAATCAGTAAAAATATTGGTTCGGATGATGAAGATGAGGCGTATGACCCTAATAGTCATAAAAAGAAAAACAAAGGTGCAAATATCAATGTGAAAAAGTCAAATTGGTAAAAATTGATTTTGTTTTATAGAAAGTCGTTATAAAACAAAAATGGGAAACACTGTCTCGATTATAGATATGAAAATAGAAACTTATTCGAAAAAAAAAGAAACTCAATGTAAACCGTTACACAAACAAGAACAAGAAAAATCCGTTTCATCGTTTATCAAAACTAAAACTAAAATATCTGGAAAAAACTACTGATTTTACGCGTTTTGCGATGTTTGCGGGATTTACGTTTAGATTTACCGCCTATACTTCTTCTTGAGGCGTTTTGTCTTCTTATGTCTGCTTTTAACTCTGGAGAAAGCTTTCTCTCCAAATTTACCAAGTCGGTTGTTCTTTCTATAAGACTTTCAACTTGTGGGTCCATTGTTGCTTGTTTTTGATGTTTATATAACTTGAAAATTTCTTTTGCTCCTGGAGTGTCTGGAGTTTTCAAGTCTTTCGAAACTCCCTTCAACTGCCTCGAAAGAATTCGTTTTGCAAGTTTTTTATTTTGATGGTTTCGTTCATTTTCCGCTGGATTTTTTCCGGAAAGTAAACTGGTCATGTAACGAATACTCTTTGATAATTGTTTTCTAGATTTACGACTGGATGGCATTATATATTATATCAATATTTTTTATTGAAATAATAAAGGAGAATAATGGAATCGAACCAATAACCTCTCGTAAGCCCTACGAGTGCTCTACCACTGAGCTAATTCCCCAGGTGCGACAACTGCAGGACTCGAACCTGCGCATCCATTGGATAATGCCTTAGCAGGGCATCGCCTTAACCACTCGGCCAAGTTGCCATTTTTTATAAATAAATTGAACCCTAATCTATTTCATTTTTCATAGTCGCCATTTATTTATTAGCATCTCTAAATAGTTGCTCATTATGTGCTTTTGTTTCTTCTTCAGTTGTGGCTTCTCGCTCTTCAAAATTGACGGTTTCATTAACTCCTATCAAATCACCATCTTTAGTAATTGATTGTGTTAGTTTATTACCCGTCTTTTCAGCCATCTTAATATTTTCTTCAATAGCCTTGCGTTTACTCTCCTTTACTCGTCTATCGAATTCTTCTTTAGCACGTGTTTCATTTTTGATTTTTTCACTATGTAGTTGGTTCAATTCTTCTTCCATAAACTCAACGCGACCAGTCTTGTATGCATCAGGATCCCAAGGAATCCACATACCAACTGGTCCTACAAAAATATCGTGATTAGGATCCGTTTCACGAAGTTTCTTGCATTTCATTTCGGCTTCTTCTTGTGTTGAAAATACACCACGAACCTTCAATCCACGCACTGAAGTTTGGAAATTATTTTCCTTTTGAAAATCCCCGTGTAGTTTATCGCCATTTTGATCCATAAATGTTTTGAAATCATCTTCAATAGTCGACTTTTTCAAATTTTCTTTTTCTTCATCAATAAAGTCATGAAAATCTTTAACAACATCGTCGACTTTCAAACTATATTTATATGAAAGGAAATTCAAAAAATCAACAGTTTTAGTGACAGTTTTAGTAAAATCCCATTGTTTCACAAATTCATTGAAAACATATCTATCTTTATTTTTTATTATATTTTCAGGTGAAACAAACGATAAACATGCGAATTTTTGTCCTGCGATTGGTTGATCTTCATCGCATAAATCAATATATTTAGGGTTTTCTTGCCCATTGGGTAATAATTTTCTTTCAAATCCACTCATTATATTCAATATGAATGAATAATATTTAAGTTATTTTATATTAAACTTTTTTTATTTTCATATAATATATATGTCTGGCACAGATTTTAGCGAACTTATTAAGAGAGCCATCAAGTACTTAGTCGAAGGTGTAATCGTAGCTATTGCTGCATACACCATCCCTAAGAAAGCCCTTAATATTGAAGAAATCGTAATCATTGGTCTTATGGCTGCTGCTACATTCTCCATCCTCGACGTGTTTGTTCCTTCCATTGCCACTAGTGCAAGAGGCGGTGCAGGTTTCGGTATTGGTGCCAACCTCGTCGGATTCCCTAGAATGTTCTAAATTTAGCACAATAATATAATAATAAATCAATTTCATTATTATATATTTTTACATTTATGACTATCTAGCATCATTGAAAATATATTTAGTCGATTTCCGTGAATGCGTCTTTGTTTCAAATAATAAATATACATTCCATGACCCAAGACGCCTAATATCAATGCATAACTCAATACAAGTGTGTTGTATAAATAAACGGTTGTGGTAATTTCACTCGATTTCATTTCGATACTCTCGTTTTCATCGCTCGTCAATTCGGCAATCATATTGGAAGTCACGTAAAAACTGCTGGGCGGCTCTTTAATATTTAGCTCACTCAAATTGACTTTGTATATAAGAAATACTAAAAATACAAATATCAATAAACAAACAAATATACCAAATGTATAAGGCTCCATTTTAGTCGTTATTAAAAATATGACATATATGAAAACACTATTTATCAATGACGAAATCAAATATCCATATTTATATTCATTTAGCACAACGAATCCTTCTTTTTCAGGTTCCTCTTGTTTCTTTTCGACTACAATGGAGTCTGGACTATACCAATTCAATATGAATGTCAATACAAATATGCTCACAAATAATATAACATGTTTCATATAATGATTGTCTTTTAAAAATCGCTGCGTCGTGCAATTCAATAACGTACTTATGTCCGAACTAATCAATAAAAAATATATGAAAAACAACGACAACATAAATTGATTGATTACATCCACATTCATTATATATTGCACTTACATTTTTTTCAATTTATTATGCAATAGTCTCAATTCTTTTTCTGTGAATTCATGTTTTTCAAACATTTTACAGATGATATTACATACATTTTCTTCTAAAAACTCTTCTATATTAGAATGTAGTTTCTCATCTATAGCTTTTCCTAGCAATTCATCGGGTGGCGGCTCGGCTTTTCCAACAACTGCTTCGGCTATTTTTCCTTTTAAATAACTATCTGTACAACTCATTTATATATAGTATTATTTTTTTGCCGATTTTTTTCTCGTTTTATTATGTTTTCCACCTGCTGTTTTTTGTTTGTCTGTTAAACACCGAGTCAAGCAATCCTTTATTTTACATGGTGTTATTTTTTTCATGACATTATCAACCATTGAATGAGCATCTATTTTCGTAAATGTTTCATCTATTTTTGATTCTACATGTTTGACAACGGGTGTCAAAATTTTATCATTTGCACATATGAATTCTTTAACAATATCTTTTATCACCTTTTTAATATCTTCATTTGTATTGATCACATTAATAACTGCGGTTTTTATTGTTGTTTCTGACATTATATATTATATTAATAAAAAATTGATTCGTTTATTTACCATTTATTATTTATGAAATATTGTAATGCATGCATTGAAGACTAACTTTTCGAAGACAAAGAAAATCAAAACCAGTCACACTAAAGAAGAAAAAGCGAAATTGTGGGAAGCATTTGATAATGATACTACAAAACCAGAAACACAATTTGAGGCTCATGAAACCGACATATGCAGTTTATGCAATCACGTTTTAGAAATATCCGAAAATGGTCTTCCAGCTTGCACAAATCCTGAATGTGGCGTCATTTACACAACGGTTTTTGATTATGGTCCTGAATGGAGGCCGAATCCAGAAGATAAAAATGGTCATGACTTGACACGATGTGGTAATCCAATCAATCCTTTATTAGTAGAATCTTCTTTTGGATGTAAGGCTATTTGTGGCAATGCTGCTACATACGAAATGCGCAAAATACGAAAATGGATTGAATGGCAATCTATGCCTCATCGCGAAAAGTCACTGTATTCTGAATTCCAATTTATATCCACGATGGCTCACAATTCAGGCATTCCCAAAATTTTCATCGATAATGCCATGGCCATTCACAAAGATATTTCCGAGCAAAAAATGTTTCGAGGTCTTAATCGCGATGGTATTAAAGCGGCTTCTATATATATCAGCTGCCGTATTAACGGCTGTCCACGAACCGCTCACGAAATCGCCGAAATGTTCAAATTGGATAAAACGAGTGCAACCACTGGATGCTCTATGGCCGTTAACATTTTGAATAACATTGAACGTAATTGTGAACCGTCTCAACAAAGCGAACTAGGGTCTACAAAACCAATTGCATTTATCGATAGGTATTGTAGTAAACTCAATGTAAATAATGAATTGACAAAGTTGTCTAAATTTGTAGCATGTAAAATAGACAGCCAGAGTATATTAAGCGATAACGCTCCTAATTCCATCGCAGCTGGTATTATTTACTTTATTTGTCAGTTATGCAATCAAAATGTTTGCAAGAGTGATATTAAAAAAGTGTGTAATGTTAGCGAAGTCACCATAAATAAGTGTTTCAAAAAGCTCGATTCGATTAAAGATAAAATCATTCCCAAGGTGATTTTGGATAAATATTCTTAAAGAATGGTTTTAGGAACATAAAAATATAGAATTAAACCAACGAGAAGCCATACTACAAAACTCGAACATACGTCAAATGGATACACTAGCACCTTGTATGGTAGTATTAAATTGTAATACAATACAGGAATCACTGTGGCAATGGACATAATTAGAATGCTATATGCGTAGGCCTGTAGTCTTTTTTCTGTTACAAAAAACAGACTCACCAGTTCAAGAGGGATTGTTATCAATATGCCTGCTAAAAGAGGGTTGCTATTATTTGCCAACCATGTTGACCCTGATAAAATAGTTCCTCCAATTATAAAACGATATACAAGTGTATAAAAAAAATTATCCATATAGAAACTAATCATATTTTTATTTTTTATATTAACATTTTTTCTAATATTTTTTGATTACATGTTTTGCTACAACGATTCAATGTCATTTTTCCTCTGAGCGTTTTGGTCAAACATTGTTTAATGGATGACGTTGGTTCAAAATCCAATTCATATACATCGAATTTTGATGACGCATTGTCTTGATGATTTGACCAAATACGCGGAAAATGATGATAAAAGAACAGCTTATGTTGTAAATCGACAATGTTTAAATTGTCCAACACACCAAGAATATATTTTTTTATGAACAACAAAGATGGCAATTCGCTTTTCTTAATCTTAGCAATGAAATCATTAAACATGGTCATTTTACCACGTAAATAGACATGCACAAACAAAATGCTCCACATATAACAAAAGTGGTTTTGCGAATCCGTGTGTTGAATATTTATGTGTGTTTTGTCTTCGCCGTCTTCTAAATGTATTATATCGGGTGATGTAAATTCTTCAAATCCACCGGTTGGTTGTAAATTGTGTTTCGGATACACGGCATTTATTGAGAACTCATAGTATTTACACAGTTTGTCTCGTAGTGCTTCTAAAAACTCTTCGCTTTGAAATATAGTTGAGGCTAGTTCTAAAAAGCAGCTTTGAGTACCGGAAATAAGTCCATTTCCATCTTCGTCGTATATTCCCGACATCGAATCAAATATAACGATTTTTTGTTGTTGTAAATCGATGACAAAAG